CGCTCTGGCAGCGCGACTACCGGGTGCCGCGCGATCTCCTGATTGCGGCGCTCGAAAAGGAAGGCCCTGGCATTCTGCAATTGCCGACGCAGCCGCCGCAGATGGTCGTCTGTCCGCGCTACCGGCTGACCGAGGAGGAACGGTTCGGCGGCTATTGCGTGTTCGACATGACGTTCCAGGAATACGGACTCGACCCGCAGCAGATCGGCACGGCCTCGACCGGCATCCTCGTTGCGGGCGCGAGCCAGACGTTGCGCGACGAAGTCATGCGCGTGTTGGCGCAGGGCGTGAAGGCTGGGCCATGAAGCGCGGCGATGCAGGCGAAGCGGCGCCGATCGTCGACCGCATGCTCGCGAGCCTCGCCGGCACGGTGCCGGCACAAGGCCGGCCGGGTTCGATTGCGCGCACCGCTATCGGCGACGCACGGGCGAACGCCTATGCGTTGTGCATCGAGGACGCGATGGGGCCGCCGCTCGATGCTTGCTTCGACCTCGCACGGCAGGCCGGCACGACCATGCAGGCGCTCGATATCGTGCGCCAGGGCGTCGAGCAGGAGATGCCGAAAACGCTCGGCGGCGTGCTGATGCAGAATGCCGGAATCCGGCTTTGCCTCGCGACCGAGGCGGCCATCATCGCCGGCATGACTTTCGTCAGCCGACAGGACGTCGACGTTATTAAGGCCCAATTGCTGCAGCCATTTCGTGACGCCGAGGAGATTGCGGCCGACGAGATGGATCAAGCGACGTTTCAGGCGCTTATCACACTCCATGGCGCGGTCACCAACCACTTGATCGCAACGGCCCGGCCGTTGCCGCGCATGCTCAACTTCGTGTTTTTCGAGCCGCTGCCGAGCCTCGTCATCGCGTACCGGCTTTACGATGACGCCTCGCGGTGCGACGAGGTCCGCGAGGAAAACAAGATCGTGCATCCGGCCTTCTGTCCGCAAGCCGGCCAAGCATTGTCGAACTAGACAAAATGCCGAAGCCGCAAGAGATTGCGATCTTAGACGTCAACGGGGTGCGGTTTCAGGATTGGGAAACGGTGTGGGTCCAGCAACGATGGGCCGATGCCTTCACTTACTTTCGTTTCACCGCAGCCGAACGCGATCCGGTGTTTCTCGGAAACGAATTTCCGTTGTGGGAGAAACTTCAATTCCGGCCCGGTGATTGGTGCAACATAATGCTTGCCGGCCAGCTCGCCGTTACTGGATGGATTGAGACGCGCCAAGTCGCCTATGACGCGAACCAGCATGGCGTCATGCTGATCGGCAAGAGCGCGACCTCGAAGGTCGCCAAGTCGAGCGTCTTCACCGAAACTGGGGAGTTCGACGGCAAGTCGTTCCAGCAAATTGCGCAAGAAGTCATCGGCAAGTATCCGGTCGGCATAAAGATCGTCGGCACGCTCGATCCGACGCCGTTCGACAAGATGCAGGCGCAGAAGGGCGAGCTGATCTGGGATTTCCTTGAACGTCTCGCGCGGGTTCGCGGCATTGTGATGGGCTCGGATCAATACGGAAATTTTTTGCTCATTGGCGACCATCAAGCGGCGATCACCGGCCAGCTTATCGAGGGGGTCAATATCAAGTCGTGCCAATGTACGATTACGCAGGAGCAGATTTACGCCGAATATCGCGTCGACGCTCAAAAGCCCGCCTCCGATGCCGATGCCGGCTCAGCCGCGAGCGAGATGACGAACACGGCCGAGACCATCATTCCGCGTATTCCTCAAAGCCTTCTCATCACACCGGCCGAGCAGCCTGTGAAGACCTTGGCCGAGTTGGCGAAGCGGGCCAGGACCGAAGCGGACTGGCACGACTACACGGAGATCTCCGCGACTGTCGTCGTGCAGGGATGGCTCAGCGACGGCGTCAACCTTTGGAATGCCGGCGACGATGTCTTTATCCGCTCGCCAATGGCGCTGCTCAATAACACGATGAAGATCCAGAATTGCACTTTCAGCCAGGACCGCAACACCGGCACCATCACGACGCTTGATCTCGTGATGCCGGGCTTGTTGCGGGACAAGCGCAACTTCAATCCGGGTCCGTGAGGAAACGACATGCACCGCGCAACACCGCTCCACACTTCGCTGCGAGCCTACTCGTCGGGCGGCGCCCGCAGCGTGGTCGACAAGGTCGACGATACCAAGTTCATGCAGGAGATGGCCGGCAACTTCATGGCTAACGAGACCCGCAAGGGGATCGAGGCGCCCCAAAACTACGGCTTCACGAGCGTCGTGTTCGATGCGGAAAAGGATGCGCTCGGCAAGATCGTCGGAAGCGCCGAAACCTTTATCGGTTTCATGGGCGGAAGCCGTTCGTTCCCCGTCAGCGGCAATATGGACGATCGGCGCCATCGCCTGTTCAAGCTCCTGGCGGGCGATACCGCGATGTTCCGCGGCCGCGGCGACAAGCAGCAATTCCACATGACGCAGGACGGCGGTTTCTGGTCGGCGCCGCAAGACAAAACGGTGCGCATGCAGTTGGTGCCGTCGGACAGCGAGAGCAATGCGACCCATCAACAAGCGGGCAGCGGCAGCGGCTCGTCGAGCAATACCGGAAGCGCGCGCGATGCTAGTGGGGGCAGCGGCGGCAGCGGGGGCACGAGCAGCCAGAGTGGCCAGCAGCAGCAAAAACGTGGCCAGGAGGCCGTCTACAAGGACGGCCAGAAGTCCTACCGCTTCGTCGATGTGACCAAGGACAAGACCCGCGTGTCGGGCGCGCAAGTGCATCACATGCTGCAGGACGGCAACACCTATCTTCACATCAATTCCGACAAGAAGGTGTATGTCGGCGCCGAGGCCGGCAAAGGATCTTTTGACTATCTCGTCACGCTGTCGGGGCCGTGCGTCAATTCGCTCGGCAAGAAAGGCTGAGCGGTGGCGTCGACCGTCCCGGATATCCGGCTCGTACAAAACGCAATCTATCCGCGCTATTCGGTCACCCTCGATTGGCGGCTCTTGCCGGACGGCACGCTCGATGATTCGCAGGCCCTCGCAACGGCTATCTGCGTTGCACTCGGAACCAACGCGATCGCGAGCGAAAATGACATACTGCCCGACCCGGATAGCACCGATCGTTGCGGCTGGTGGGGCGACCTCGACGCCGAACTGATCTGGAACGGCTGGCCGATCGGTTCGAAGCTCTGGCTTTTGCGGCGATCGAAAATCAACTCGGCTTCGTCGCGCGACGGCTCGACCCTGGTCGTGATTGAAAACTACATTCGCGACGCCATCCAGCCGTTCGTCGATCGGCGCATTTGCACGAGTTACAGCATCGTAGTGTCGCGAGTCGACAAACAACGCATCGATGCGCTGCTCACCATTTACCGCGGGCCGCTGCCAGCGATCGAGCTGCGCTACGCGGTGCTGTGGGATTCCCTGGAGTCGTAACGAATGCCCTGGTCTACACCGACGTTGCGCGACGTGCGCTCGCTCGTGCGCGATGCCGTCAACTCATCCTTGCCCGGCGCCGATGCCAATGTGCCGAACAGCATCTTGCGCGTCATGTCGGACAGTCAGGGCGCGCTCTGCCATCTCACGCTGCAATATGTCGACTGGCTCTCGCTGCAGCTCCTGCCGGATACCGCCGAGACCGAGTGGCTTGACCGGCACGGACAAATCTGGCTCGTCAATGCGGACGGCACCACGGGTCGCAAGCTTGCGACGCTCGCAACCGGTACCGCGACATTTCAAGGGCTCGTCGACGGCGCCGTGATCCCGGCAAACACGTTGCTCGACAGTGGTCTTACGCTGCCGCTCAATGCTACGTCTCACAATGCCTCGATAAGTTTCGAAACGCTTGAGGATATCACCACGTCGGCGTCAACGCTCGTCACCGGGAATATACGCGCACTCGACCCTGGCTCTTTCGGCAACCTTCCCGACGGCTCCGGGCTCGCGCTCGCGGTGCCGAACGTCGCGTCGCTGGCGACCACTTACGGCTTGACGGGTGGCACCGACATTGAGACCGACGACCAGCTCCGCGCACGTGTCCTGCAGCGTATCCGCAATCCGCCGATGGGTGGCGCAGTCGCCGACTACGTCGCGTGGGCGCTCGCGGTGCCCGGCGTCACCCGCGCCTGGGCGGCGCCCGAGCAGGGCATTGGCACCATCACGGTTCGCTTTCTGATGGACAATCTGCGCGCCTCTGACGACGGCTGGCCGACGCCGGCCGATGTTCAAACGGTTGCCGACTACATCGACAAGAAGCGGCCTGTGACGGTGAAAGATTGCTACATCGTGGCGCCGATCAAAGAGTTCCTCGACATTACGATCGCGAATCTCGTGCCGAATACTGCCGAGGCGCAGGCCCAGATCGAGCAGAGCATTCGGGACATGCTTTTCGCCATGGCCGCGCCGGGGCAGACGATCTATGCGGCCTGGGTCAGCTACGCGATCATGAA